AGTAAACAGAGACCCGCTGGTGTTGAGATCAGTAACATCACAGGAAAGACCGATAAAGATAAAAAGCTATTACTAGAAATACTTGAAAGCAATCCACTTTATACAAAAAGACTAGTGGAAACAGATAGTGGAGGAAAGAACATTGGAGCAGTTTTAGATGAAGACGGAATGGTTAGAGCAGAAGCCTTTGATTTTGACAACCTCGAAAAGGCCAACTTAAGCAAGGTTGATATAGATGAACTAAAAAACGCAGAGGTCGCCAGAGTCCCTCTTAAGGATTTTTCGGAAGCAGCGCAAAGAAGCATTAAGAAAGGCAATGAAAGTCGCCAAGCTGGGACAGCCAATAAGACGGAGGTGGATCTTAAATCTAAGGTTAAATCCGCGAAGGAGGATGTTACTCAGTTAACACGACTCAAAGAGCTTCAAGATAAAGTGAAGGCTGAAGAGATGGACTCAAAATCAATCCAAGCAGAGATTGACAGTCTTAAGCCAGCAAAAGGTAAATCCCTTCCAACTCTCCAGCGACAACTCCGTAACCTGAAAAAGAAAGAAGGCGCATCAGAAGATGAGATTGCGGATCTTACTAAACAGGTTGAGGAGGCTCAGGCTAACGTAACGAAAGTTAAGAATCTTGAAAAAAGACTAGAAAAGCTCAACAAGAACAACGAAGACATTGCGAAGGTTGAAGCAGATATCGCTAAGTTACAAGGTAAGGTAGACAAGATCAAGGAACTGAGAAAACTTGAACAAACACTAGCTCGTCTTAAGAAGCCTAAAAGTGACCTAAAGAAGACTAAAGAGCAGATCGAACAGATAAAGAAGGCCCGAGAAGAAGAGGCCAGACGTAAGATCGAAGCATCGGAAATCACGACCGAAGCCCAATACAAGAAATTCATCAACCAAACACTTGGGTCACGAGACGCTCGCACCTTTGCTAAACGGCTTACATTCGCTGATAAGATGGGCAAAGCTGACACAGTTATAGAGGCTTCTAAGAAAACCGGGTTCCGCAAGATGTTGGATGCAGGATTACAATGGTTCACCGGAAGTCTCCTAAGTGGTCCTCCTACATTCGTCCTTAACGCTGCAACACCGATTCTTTCACGAACGCTACAACAACTTGAGCTAGCCACAGGAGCATTGATGTCTGGTAACATTCCAATCTTCAGAGCATCCATTGATATGCACCAACTGTTCTATGGAGTGAAAGACGCATGGGACATGGGGGTGGCATCCCTTAAGATGGACAAGGACGCTTTCTTAGGAGGGCAACGAGTGTTTGATGACGCAGGAGAGGAAATGGGAGCCTTTGCTTCCGCTAACTTCAAGAACGTATTTCTTAGCACCGAACCGATGGCAACCGTGATGGACACGCTTAACTTCATCACAAGACTTCCTAACAGGATCAACGGATCGGTTGACTCATTTAACAAAACACTGGCATCAATGAAGTATCTTCGGACTCACTTTACGTCTGAAGCACTCGCCAAGAAGATGCCTCACCATGAAATTGAAGCATACGTTAATAATAATGTCAGAAAGATGTTCAACAATGACGGATCGCTTTACTCGGAAGCTAGGTTAATGCAGTCAGCGGTAAAACAAGCGAACGAAGAGGGGCTTAGTAAAGTTGATGCCGTTAAGTTTCAACAACGAGTTGCCGAGATTATGGAGACGAGCATCAAGAATATTGGGATGAAGAAAACTGATGCCGATGTCTTATCCCGCACGACTGAAAAGTTTGCCCGTGAAAGCACCTTTACTGATGAACCAGGAACTTACACCAAGCTGATTAAGCAAGGTTTGAACCACATGCCTGTGTTTAAGTTCATCATGCCGTTCGTAAGCACCCCCATGAACATCCTTCACTTCGGATGGAGACGCACACTTCCAGGCGCAATGATTGACGGCTTGAGTCCAGTCCTTAGAAAGACCAAAGACGAAATAATGGATGACTGGGCAAAACTCACTCCGATGGAACAAGCTGCCGCTAGAGGACGCTACGCAACAGCAGTGGCGACATCTGGAGCTATGATTTACTTTGCCTCCCAACACGGTGACCACATCACAGGAGGAGGACCAAGAAACCGAAAGGAGCGACAGGCGTTAATGGCGGCCGGATGGAGACCTTATTCTTTCGTTAAGCACGGTGAAGACGGAACCAAAACGTATGTTAGTTATGAACGTGTAGACCCCCTAGCAACCATGATCGCCATCGTCGCGGATGCCGCAGAGTTCACAAAAATGAACCCTGATGATAGTGATGGTTTTGCCGAGGTGTTCTCAGCGTTGTCCTTTACCATTGCGGAGAACATGACGGACAAGTCATTCCTTCGTGGAGTTCACAACATTCTTAACATCACCAGAGAACCTGAAGTTTATCTCCCTAAGACGTTCAAGGATATTGGATCAGCAATGGCAGTACCAATGTTTGTGGACAAACTAAAGAACGCCAACGGAGAACAGATGATCAGGGAGACGCACACACTTAAAGACGCGATCTGGCGTAAGGTTCCGATTGCCGAAGAGAACATTCCCCCGAAGAGAACTTTTCTTGGTGAAGCTGTTTACAAGCAGAATCCAGGAGGAGTCTTAGCGATGCTTAATCCCATCTACATCCAGTCCACCAAAAACGACTTAGTGGATGAAAAGATCCAAGGACTTCTTTATGGATTCTCGATGCCTCAAACCAACTGGACAAAGGGCAAGGAAACGGACATGAGAGAGTTCTACAATGCTGATGGAAGGCAAGCCTACGACCGCATGTTGGAACTCACCAGTGAACACAAGATCTACGGACGCACCCTTCGCCAGTCATTGAAGGCACTGTTCAAATCACCTGCATACAAACAAGCCGAACAGAACTTCCAGCAATTTGGAGGTGGTGAAGGTGACACTGATCCCCGCGTGCGTCTTGCTAAGAGAGTCATCACACGCTACCGTAGTGTCGCCAAACGCCTTGTTATTCAAGAGTTTCCAGAACTTCAACAAACTGTTAAACAGGTGCAACAACGTAACTATCAACTCCGAACCGGACAATCACTAAACCCAATCCCATCCCTTTAAAACATCATGGCTTTAACAACAAAAACCGCCCTGTCATATTATCAGCAAGAAAGCGCAGACCGCACCGAGTGGACTAACCCTATTAACTTCTCCCTTGAAGCATTGAGTGCTGACGATGTGGAAGTGTGTGTTATCAACCCTCAAGCTGCGGAAGGATTCCAAAAGCTAGCACTTATAAAAGACACGGACTACACGCTGAACTTCGCCACAAAGACAGTCACATGCACTTCAACAAACTGGAGTGATCTCAGCAAAATAAACAACCACTCAGCGACACAGATTAGAGTCTTCCGCGCAACCTCCACAACCGAACTTGTTGATTTCACCAATGGTGCGGTATTGAATGCAGACGATCTTAATCTTGCCTACAAGCAAAACTTGTTTGCAACACAAGAAATGAATGAAGATGCTGGGCATACTAGAGGTGGAATCCAGAGTGTTAGTTCAAACGCATTGTCCGATGACGCAGTTACAACAGCAAAGATTCAAAACAATGCTGTGACTTCCGACAAGCTTGCCGCTGATGCTGTGATTACAACAAAGATAGCGAACGGAGCCATCACGCAACAAAAAATAGCAGGAGAGGCAGTAACCTCCGATGAACTTGAAGCAGATGCGGTTACCACTAACAAGATTGAAGACCTTGCAGTCACCACGGTGAAGATCGAGGACGAAGCGGTAACATACGATAAAGTCAAGTCTGCTAGTAAAACCCAAATGGAAGGACAACTAGGGACTGGTACGCATGGAGGCGAGACAGCCGGCGTGGTGACTCCTGATGTGCTTAAGAATAGTCCCTTGGTTCCTAAGTGTTATGGCACAGTGACTTTTGACACGAATACTCCTACAGTTTCTGGTGACTTCAATGTAGGATCAGTTTCAAGACCTGACGCGTACCAAAGGACAATAACCTTCGACACCGCACTACATGATACCTCTTATACCGTTCTATTGACACAGCAGTATAACGCCGCGAGTCCAGCCCGTTACCCTTCCGTCCTAAACAAGAGTTCTAATGGGTTTACTTTATACGGAGCTAATGGGGAATACGCTAACATGGCGATGAATTTCGTGGTCTTCGGAAGCACCTATTAATAAACAATGAACCCAAATCTTAACACACCTATGATCGGGGTCACCGGATTGATCGCTAACATAACCCTTGAACAAGTGAACACATTAGTAGCTATCGCCGTAGGATTAACAACCTTAACATACATGGTCATTAAGATCTACCACGCACTAACCAAACGATGAAAGACGAATCACGCAGCATTAAAATGGAGGGTCTCCAGGATCTCTTGATTGACACCTTCATCGACCGCATCCAAAGTGGAGATGACACCCCTGCTCTCTTAAACGCTGCCCGACAGCTACTTAAGGACAACAACATCAGTGCAGCAGTCACCAAAGGATCACCCTTGGATAACCTCGTTAACATCCTTCCCTTTGATGATCCGACTGATCAAGTAGTCAACGAATGAGCGACCTTCCGAAAAAACTCCAAGACTTCCGCAACTTCCTTTGGATGACTTGGAACCACCTGTCACTTCCGGCTCCCACTCCTATCCAATACGAGATAGCCGAGTGGATGCAACACGGTCCACGCCGAGGGGTGATTCAAGGATTCCGAGGTGTAGGTAAGTCATGGATTTGTTCAGCCTTCGTCGTTCACCAACTGCTCCTTGATCCCCAGAAGAACATCCTGGTGGTCTCCGCATCCAAGAACCGCGCCGATGACTTCTCGACGTTCACCCTCCGTATCATTCACGAGATGGAGATCCTTGGACACCTAAAGCCCAACGACAAACAACGCTTCTCCAAGATCTCCTTTGACGTTGGCCCTGCTCAAGCCTCACACGCCCCCAGCGTCAAGTCCCTCGGTATAACATCCCAGCTTACTGGTAGCCGCGCAGACATCATTGTGGCTGATGACGTAGAGGTTCCCAACAATTCCGCAACCCAATCCATGCGGGACAAGCTCTCGGAACAGGTCAAGGAGTTCGAAGCTATCCTTAAGCCCAACGATGACAGTCGCATTCTGTTCCTTGGGACTCCACAGTGCGAGGACAGCATCTACAACAAAATGCTCGAAAGGGACTACGAGACTCGCATCTGGCCCGCAAAGAAGATCGGTGTGGAGAAGTCCGAGAAGATCTATCGAGGTAACATAGCGTCCTCGTGCATCGATGATGACCTCGTAGGATTGCCCACAGAACCTACACGATTCTCGGAGATCGACCTAGCCGAACGTGAAGCATCCTATGGTAAGTCAGGGTTCGCTATGCAGTTCATGCTGGACCCCAAGCTGTCCGACTTGGATCGTTATCCATTGAAGATCAATGACTTAATTGTTATGGACATTGATGACACCACGGCTCCCGAGAAGCTGGTCTGGGCACAATCCCCTGAGAACGCTTGGGACAACACAGTGCCTAACGTAGGGTTCACCGGGGACCGCTTCTTTCGACCCATGAAGGTCATCGGTGATAACATCCCATTCACTGGTAGTGTGTTAGCAATTGACCCATCAGGACGAGGCAAGGACGAAACCTCATGGGCAGTCGTAAAGATGCTCAACGGGTATCTCTATGTGACCGATGCCGGCGGTATGCAAGGGGGATACGATGATACCGTCTTAAAGGTTCTCACGATGAAGGCCAAAATGAACAACGTGAATGTGATTGTTGTTGAAAGCAACTTCGGTGACGGCATGTTCGTAGAGATCCTAAAGCCCTATCTATCAAAGATTTACCCCGTAACCGTCGAAGAGGTTCGTCATAACATCCAGAAGGAGAAGCGCATCGTGGACACCCTGGAACCCGTGATGAACCAACACAAGCTGGTCATTGATCCAAAGGTCATTCGGAACGACTACGACACCGCCCAGAAGTATCCCATCGAGACCCAACTCAAATACCAGTTGATGTTCCAGATGTCTCGCCTGACACGCGAAAAGGGAGCGTTAACACACGATGACAGACTTGACGCACTATCTATGGGAGTGGCATACTGGGTCGAACAGATGGCACAAGATGCCGACATTAAGATCTCTGAACGAAAAGAGGAGGACATCCAAAGACAGCTTCAAAAGTTCAAGGATTCCTACTACAAGATTAACACTAATCAAGCACCCTCAACCACATGGATATAAAAGACGAACTAAACGAGGCAATCAGGCTTCTTGAAGGAATACGCTCTAGGATCAATTCTGAGGGCCTTTTGGATAATTCTGGAGGTCACACTCCAAAAATCTCTAAAAACACACAGGAGCGCATCCTCGTGCTTGCAGTGGGGCATTCTAGGGAGCTTGATGCGGGTGCAGTGGCTTATGACGGCGAAACCTACGAGTGGCACTACAACACAACGCTCGCCCACAAGATCAAGGAATACCTTCCAAGCCACATCAATACAACCATCATCAACCACTACGAAGGGGATTCCTACACCGAGTCAATGCGATGGCTTAAACGAACCGTTGACCCGCTCAATGCTGACCTCGTGTGTGAACTCCACTTCAATAGCTTCAGCAACCCCAACGTGAAAGGCCACGAGATGCTCCACTGGAACTCCTCCTTGAAAGGCTTAATAGCCGCAACCAACATCAACGATGCCATGAACGAAGAATTCCCAGGGAACACCGACCGGGGAGTCAAAAAAGTAACACACGGTGAACGCGGTGCTGGATTCCTTTACGGACCCAAGGCTCCGTGCGTGATCATTGAGCCTTTCTTTGGGTCAAACCCCGATGAATGGGAGGCTTTTGGGGAGACCGAAACCACCTTCAACGCCCTTGCAAAAACACTTGCACGGGGAATCTCTATAACACTCTCTTACTCAGGGACTAATAAATAACACCCATAATAGGGAGGAAAGAAATAGCCCCTATCTTAAAGATTATCTCTGAGATTTTTGTTATTAATAACAACAATAACTATCCCTCTTAGAGACATCTCTGAGATAAAGCTCTAAGATATTGATTATTATTAATATTAATAACAACAAACACAGAGAGGATCTCTAAGACATCTCTAAGACATCTTAAAGAGGGACCTTCGTAGTGTTCAATGCAACGTAACTCCAACATCCCAGAGTCAGCCCAAGATCGCCTTAAGCTAGCCTTGAGTATTCTTAACGAACACTTCGATGATGTCCTGGTGGCTGTGAATCACAGGGAGACCTGTAACATCCATGTGGAGTCCCCAACGCCTTATGCTGCCCTCGGGATGCTCCCGACTGTCCAAGGGAAGCTTAGGGAGTCTGTAGGACGCAACGAGCTGGCTCAGAGCATGCGTGAAGAGGGTGGTGATTATGGATTGTTATTTGATGAGGAAGACAATGAGGAGCCGGAATAGTTTTGTTACAAAAATCTGAAGGGGTATATATAGCTCAGCGCCGCGAAAATCCCCCCGCGACCCTCCCGGTAATTACACTGTAACTCCAGATTGACGCGCTTTTTAGCAAGGGGGGGTCTATCGCTGGGGATTGCTAGCGCAATGCCTTACCTTACAACACACGGTGACGACATTAAGAA